ATTGTCTCTGCCATTGTCTTTTAATTTTGAATGCCAAGTGTTGAATGTGGAATTATTCTAATGTATAATTAAGAATTATCAATTCAATATCATTCAACACTTTTCATTTGACATTTCACACTTGCCTGATACCAATCTCACGCAACCACTTCCCGACATCGAAACTCGGGCAGGCCTTGCCGGGATTAAGCTCATGATGTCCAACGATACGGATCTGGGGGAACCGCGCGTGGAAGTCCTCCACATAGCGTTTCAACGCTTCGCGCTGCGCCTCGGTGCGCGTGTCCTTCGGCTTCCCGGCTTTGTCGCAGCCACCCACATACACAATATGTCTCGATATGCTGTTATAGCCTGCAGCACCGTTGGTCACTTCCCACGCATCCACCTGCGCGTCCTCGTTGTTGTCAACCAATCGTTCAACGCGCCCGTCCAGGTGCACCATGTCCGTGTAGCCCACCTGCTTCCAGCCACGACCACCCTGACTGATGGGCGCAGTGTGCCAGCGACGGATTTCGTCCGCGCTCACCTCACGCCCTTCCGGGGTAGCCGTGCAGTGAATGACGAGATATCGCATCGGTTTACTCATTATGGATTCTTCTTATAGCCACTTACTATTACGACACCTGCATCTGTCTTCTTCGGCATGCAAAGGAAGTAATGCCGGAAGTTGATTAACGACCTTTGGTTCTGCGGGTCGGTTGTAGCCTCGCTGTAATACATCTTGGTTGAACCGGTGGCCTTGAACACACGTGGAGTGTAGAATGCAAATGAGCATTGGAATTCGCCTTCATCTGCCGTTGTTCCTAAATTCTTCTTCACGCCGCCTTTTGTATAGAGTGGTGTGTTGGCATACTCAAAGATGTCGAAGCCGTAGAGCTTACCTACCTTGCCTGTGGCACGGTCGATATTGTACTGCTCACGGAAGTTCTGACTGGCGAGCAATAGGTCGTTCACATGATCGGGGCAAAGCACGAGGCGGCGGTTGCTTGAAGGTACCAGTAGTTTATCCAGTGCCTTTTTCATTGCCACGAGATCATTGGGGGATAGACGGAGGCGACCGGTTTCCGCATCACGTTCACCGGTTGTTGTCAATACAGGCGTTTTGGCGGGGTTCTTCTGAGCGCACAACGCATGAGCCGCTTTGGTGAACTTCCCATCATTTATCGAATTGCTGTGACCTTCCTTTACGCGCGCTATCTTGTCGTAACTTGCCGCATAGAGCTCATCGTCGGTGATAGGCGTCACCTTTGTCTGGAACTTATCCAACTTCACGGCGATATCCTTATCCTCAAGCGCCTGCGAAGGTATCGGATAGGTCGTGTTGTTGATCAGGACATCAGGGTCTACGCCAACCTCTACAAGGTGTATCACGTCATTGTTGACGATTGTACTCTGATCAGGTACACCGTCAAGCCATGATCCTTCCAGCCCACCGCGCAGCGATTTTACCAACTCGCCTGTCCATACTTCTGTAAAGACACCTACACGCAGGGTATCCTTGGGCAGACATGCGCCTACAGCTATGGCAATCACATTCAATGCCACCGCGCCAACCCAGGGCGCAACGCCTACAGCTAAGGCTATCAAACTTCCGACAATCACATTGACCAGCAATGCAATCATCAATTTCACAACTAATCTCTTCATGTTACTCATTTTTTACTTTTACTTTCTTACTTTTATTTCTTTGCCTTTTCAAAGTTCGCATTTCATGCCGTACTCTGCCTCGTAGAGCTTCTTGTACTCCTCCACGTTCTCGGCACGCAGCTTCACAAGTTCGTCAGCCGGTACCTCGCTAAGTTTCGTGTAAGTCTTTTCGCCGGCCGGTTCGGGTGCACCGCCGCGATGGCCCAGCATCGCCGACAGCTTCACCTGTGGCTTCATGGCCTGAAGGGTCTTTTCCAACTCCTCGGCACCGATTTGGGCGCCGAGCTTCACGAACTGTTCCTTATGCTGCGCGTCAAGACGCTTTTCTGCGATAGCTGTATCAACTAACTGTGCAATACGCGCATTGGTAAGCTTCTGTTTCTCGGCCTTCAGCGTGTCGTTTTCCTGCTGCACGGCTTTCAACTGTGCCAGCTTCTCATTGATTTCTTTCTCTGTTGCCGTTTCGGCAAGCCCCAACTGCAGGGCAATGACTTTCTGTTCCATGTCTTCTTGATTTTGATTGTTATTGTGAGTAATAAGGGGGAGCCCGCAGGTTCCGTCCTTACTTAAAGTTATCCGCTTCCCGTCTTTTTCGAGTACGATAGCGTCGTCATTGGCACCCACATCGGCCACGCTCACCTCAAAGAGGCGACTCTTCGTGATTGTCGGGCGGGTCTGTCCTGGTACCAGTAAGGCAGGGTCTTCGCTGGTCTCAATAATCTCAAGCCCTGCACTGACCATCCTGAGGCTGCCGAATTCAAACTGCTTCTGACAGCGCTCACTCTGTTCCGAAGCGCAGTCGAACATCAGTTCTCCCGTTATCTCATCGTTCTCTACCTTCAGGTCTTTCACGTAGCCAACGACATTGCCGCGCTCGTGCATATATAACAGGACGGGGTTTCGCTTGTACTGTTCCACATCAATGCCTGCTGTCAGTACACGAAAGCCGTAGCAGTTCAGGCTGTCGTTTGAAATTCTTACTCTTTTTCCCATTGTTTTGTAAAATTTGATGTTGCAATATTACAAGTTAATTCACAGCAGAGCAAATAACTGTGCAAGCATTGCAGTATAGTCTGCAAGCATTGCACACTTTCTTTTAAGTGTCAATATTTTAGACCAATTTTGCAGGTATAATTCAAACATTATCATAACGAAATGACAAAAGAAACTGAAAAGAAAAAATCGCTCGCCCGGTCGCTCTACCTCTCGGGAATGGAGCAGAATGAGATTGCCGAAAAAGTCGAAGTCTCGCGTATAACCATCTCAAGATGGGTGAATAACGAGGGGTGGAAAGAAGCGCGTGCCGCAAAGAACATCTCGCGTCCTGAATTAGTGAACAAACTCTTGCTCACCATTGATGGAATGATAGAGAATGTGAATAAATCGAATGATCCTACACTTGTCGGTTCATTAGCTGACAAGCTGTCCAAGCTCTCATCAACAATTGAGAAACTTGATAAGAAAGCAAATGTCATCGACGCCATTGAGGTGTTCATGGCTTTCAACCGCTGGATACAGGACCAAGCCTCCTATGACCCGGAGATTACGCCGGAGCTTATCAAGGCCATCAACAAGTACCAGAACAAGTTCCTCATGGAGCGCATGCAGAACCCGTCTACATTATAATACACAAAAAACATGGCTACGATTGCAGAACTCAAACAGATGCAGCTGGAGTGGCAGGAACACTGCCGGCAGATACAGAGCATCACAGACACGAAGAGTCTCGTCCGTGAGACGGCTGTTGAGAAAGAGCAGCGTATCCGCAGACTGCAAAAGGACTATGCCGCCTTTTGCGAGTATTATTTCCCGCATTTCCTGCAACAGCGTGACAAGGTTACGGGGGAAGTCGTGCGCATCGTACACAATGCACCCTTTCACAATGCTGCTGCACTGAAAGTGAAGAACACGCCTAATTTAAAAGCGGTATTCAAGTGGCCCCGTGGACATGCCAAGTCCACGCATATGGACATTTTTACACCGTTGTGGCTGATGTTCCAGCCTAAACGCCTGATTGACTTCATGGTCGTTGTCGGCAAGTCCGAGGACAGCGCAAACCGACTCCTTGGCGACATTCAGGCGGAGCTCCAGTACAACAAGCGTATCATCGCCGATTATGGAAAACAGATGTCAATGGGCGACTGGACAGAAGGCGAATTCACGACTAAGGACGGAGTGCATTTCCTGGCGTGTGGACGTGGGCAGTCACCGCGTGGTTTGAGAAAGCGTGAGTCACGCCCGGACTATATCGTCATCGACGACCTCGATGATGATGAACTTTGTCGTAACCCTCGCCGCGTGCGCGAGATGACCGACTGGGTGAAGGAAGCGCTCTTCGGTGCACTTGACGTAGGCCGTGGACGCTTTATCATGGTGGGGAATCTCATCTCAAAGACCTCCGTACTGGCTGACATCTGCAAGACTAAAGGCGTACATGTATCAGAAGTGAAGGCCGTCGACGGTGAGGGCAACCCTACATGGCGCGAAAAGTGGACGAAAGAGGAGGCACGGGGCTATGCCGAGTTCGTAGGCTACCGCGCCTGGGAAAAGGAAATGATGCACAACCCCATCATCGAAGGTACTGTCTTTCGGCAAGAATGGATACGCTGGGCAAAACGCCCGGCATGGCGCGACTTTGACGAATTCGTGCTCTACATCGACCCGTCGTGGAAGTCGAAAAAGACAAACGACACCAAGGCAGCGAAGCTGTGGGGTAAGTATAAGTCACAGCTTTGGCACCTGCGGGCTTTTGTGCGCAAGGCATCCGTGGCCGAACTCGTTCGCTGGTGCTACGACCTCTACGAATGGAGCCTCGAACAGAATATCCCTATACGCTTTATGATGGAGACCAGCTTCATGCAGGATATTATCCTCGATGATTTCACGATAGAGGGTAACCTGCGCGGCTATCAGTTACCCATCACGGGAGACAAGCGCAAGAAGCCGGACAAGTTCCAGCGCGTGGAAGCTATCAGCCCGCTATGGGAGCGTGGTTTTGTCTATTATGACATTTCGCAAAAGGATGACCCGGACATGCAGGCGGGCATTGCGCAGACGCTGGCATTCGAAAAGG